ATCTGCTGCGCCCAACCAGCTTGGGCTATCTTCAATTCATCAATATCCTCTTCAATTGAATCGGTGAACTCCGTATATATTGTGGTCATGGCCTTTCCAAATGCAGAAGCTCCTTTTGCAGCTGCAGTAGCACCTGCTGCCACATCCGAGAAGAATCCCTGCATATTCTCATAACCACCGGCTTGACCCCACGCATCGAAATCTTCCAACACTTTGACCATTTCTGGAAGTTCATCTCTGCCAGCTTCTCCCATCATCTCGGACATGGTACTCTTAAGCCGTCTCTGCATATTTGCCAAAGACCCCGCAGTTCTTTCAGCATCCCCTTGAGCATCAGTAGTCCCTGCCATTATTATGTTCATACGGGCTTGTACTTTCTGCTGTTCAGTAGCACCCTTAACACCGTCACGAATCTCCATATTCATTAATTCTTGACTGAGCGTGGTCTGTGTGATTATGACTCCGTACTTTCGCATTGTTTCATGATTACCAACGAGGGCAGATTGCAATGATGCGATTGTCTCAGGTTCGGCTTCATTATTGAACGATGCAAGATCGATTGCAAGTTCAGTCAGTTGTTTGGATAATTCTGCACCTTCATCTCTTGCGAACCCCATCGGGACAAATGTATCTTGTAGAGTGGAAGCAAATCCCATAAGTTCAAATTTAGATCTCCCTACATCATCCCCGAAGGAATCAGCCCACTCTTCAACTGAGTCTGCATTCTCCCTGAACACAGCATCAAATTTACCCATCATCTCTTCAACATCAGATCCTGTGGCTATTACTTGCTTACCAATTGTTGCTGAGAGTGCAAGAGCTGCCGCACCTGCTGCAACGGTGACTCCTGCCAAAGCCCCAGTTACAGTTTTAAGACTTGAACGTGCTTTCTTTGAATCCGCCTCGAGAGTAGAATCTAATCGTATTTTTGCAGCTATTGTTCCAGCGTTAACTGCCCCAGCTAGTGCCATCAGGAATTACCTCCGAACATTATGTTAGCTGTTGATATTATTTGCATTTGTTCTTCACCTGATTGTCCTTTATTTTCTTCTTTTGCAGGTACTAGATACGGATTTTGCAATCTTAATAAATCCATCTTTGCGTTTCGCATAATATTAAATTCTGAGAGTGTAAGGGTTGAGAGCTGAAAAGGCATCAGTCCACATAGCCCTAATGCATCTGGCAACACGGCATCAATTATTTCTTTGATGCCGAAGTCACTTCCCCCTGACCAGCTCCCACTGAATCATTCGGTTCATTCAAAAGCCCTGCTTCAATGATTGCAGTTATCAATACATCATTGAGATCGCCAAATTTACCCCCGGATTTCTCGCACCAGAAGGTTGCAAGGTCTGCGGCATCTTTCATCGTGAGAGATTCATCTTCCCATTTGAGACCAGCCCACAACATAGCAACTACTAATTTTATTGAACCTTTAGCGGCAATAAGAGGGATTGCCCCCCAAAGAACGCCCATGATATTCTCTATATCCATACCAGCATTGAAATCATATCTTAGATTCCTATACTTATCGATCTCAATTGGGGACGTTATCATCTTAAACCCCCATCTTGCAAATCGGACAATGCTTTTGTTTTATGAATGCCCAATATAGGACATAAACAAACACGCACATAACTCCAGAGAATGGGAGTAAAATGCTTGGCACAATCATCCAAAATAATGCCGCCAGCCAACTGAACTTCCTCTGTCCTTCAACTTCCCTGTCACAATGTTTACAGTAACTCATGTCTTTGTCAACTCCTTAATATCAAGGTCTGGTAATATTGATTTTATATATTTTAGGTGCTTTGCTCGTTTCTTTCACTGAGATGAATACTGGAGTGGTCGTAGTTGCGGGAGTAGTTACATTCTCGCCAACTCCACTTGCCTTTGTCACACCATTCACTTTAATCACACCGGCTGCCGCAGTTGGAGTGACAGTCACATATGTGTCCGATCCTCCGGCAGTAGCTGAATAGAGATAGATTGAACCACTTGCCGCAGGGCTTGGAGTGATTGCACCTGAGATTTCCCCCGACAATGTGAAATACGGAGTAGTTAGTCCTGTGCTTCCATCATCAATAATGAGGACAGGTTTTCCCGTCACTTTCATAGTTACGCTGAACCCGATCTTATCTCCATTGGGTTGAGTCTCACCGAATGCATTGACGATTGCGGAGAATTCCCATGATGAGTTGGCTGCATTTGGAAGGGCAAGTTCGAATGATTGAACGGTCCCAGCTTCATAATCTGTCTTAAGCCCAATCTGCCCGTTCGTGTCACCTACGATGAAATTGCCTTCAATGGTTATTTCTCCACCGTCAGCAAGTCCAGGTAGATACTCCTTATACCCATCATCTGAATCATAATGAGTCGTTTCAATATCATCTCGTGTGACTGAAACATCGCCAATACTTGTTATCTCCGCTACTACGTATCCATTGCGCTGCAAGCGAGTATAAAGAGAGCTTATTGCATCACTGCTTGCCATTCAGAATCACACCGCGAATGTAGGTTTGCCACTGATCTTGAGAGTTGCAACGAATCCTAGCTTATCCCCAATAGGAGATGATTGTGTAAATCCCTTAACATATGCAGTGAATGTCCAGGTGGATGCAGCTGCATTCGGGAGTGTGACGATTGCTGTCCTTTTTGTGCCAGCTTCGAAATCGGTTATCAAAGATGCCTGTCCTGCATCGGTTGGTACAAAGTTTCCTTCCACTGTGATTTCTCCGCCATCTCTCAATCCCTGAATGTACTCTTTGTAGCCGTCATCGCTTGTGTAATGAGTTACCTCAATATCATCTGCGGTGAGATCAATATCGCCCACTGTATTAACTTCTACGACTGCCACTGCGTTCCATGTGATGCCTGTTCCTGTTGCACTCTCTGCGCTGCTTGCTGCCATTATTCATCATCTCCTTCAGTAAGGTCCTGTATTAATCCATCCATCTGAGAATAAATCTATCTGTGATGCTAACCATGGAATTAAGAATCCTTCAGCATCAGACATCATAATGAATGGAGAACAATGTACACCATCAGAGTCAACCTTGCCCTCAACCATGAATAAGCACATGTTCTTACTATTCCAGTTTTCATTCGTTACGATCATCCCTTCTTTCAATGCTCTCAATGCGTCTTCAAATTCCATTTCGATTACCTCTTTTGTGTTGTATAGTTCTGTTTGAATTCAATACGTTCTTCAACATCCCATCCTGCAGAAAATGGTGCTTGCAAGTTCTGAATGTTTAGATAGAATGTACCGTTTATTGTTGTATTAGTGAGATTTTGTAAAACTGCCTGAATACTATCAATAGTACTGGAGGCGTTTACATAAGATGTATTACGGACAGTTATTTGGAAGTTCGGCTGTTCAATGTCGTGAAGTTCCGAGGGCCTGCCAGATGTGTCATAAACAGCAATTGCATTGGAAGGATCGTCAGGAAGGAATCCGTAGAATATATCAGTTCCAACCGTACCAATAGCTTGAGCTTCGAGATAAATCGCAATGTCAATCGCAGTACTCATATTCTCATACCCATCTTTATTCTTTTAGCTACATTCTTAGCAATTTTAGGCGCTTGTTCCATCAGTGGCTTTTCCAGATATTTCGCATTAGTTCCAGGAGCATGACGTGCGTTTAGGTTCTCATGGACCGCGGCTGCATACTTCTGAGTATATCCCAATGTGAGTTCATATTCCTTTTTTGTTTCCTTGGTTTCTTCAATTGTTTCAGATCCTCGCAAAGGGCCGAACTCAACCGGAGTTTGTGGGACGGACTTCTGCATGATCACAGTAGCTTCCTGCCGGAGTGCTTTCTTAGCATCTATCCAGTTGCCTTTTATGAGTCGTTGAATGTTTGCCTCAACTTCCTTCACTCCAGTGACATGGACCTGTTTGGGACTCATGCATAGACCTCCGTGTGCATGAATACACCAGTGAAGCCTTTGACAATGGACACATTCAGGATTGTAGTTTCTTCTCCATCGGGAAGTATAAGTACATCACGAACATCGACCTCAGATTCTACCAATAAGAACACATGGCTTGGGGTTTGTGCCCCGTTACGAGCCATTACCATCTTGGGACGCTGCTCGATATAAGCGGAATAAGAGATTGCATCAGAGTAAGTGAAACGCCCGTCTCCGCCCAATCCAGAATAGTGCTTAATCTGAATCGTATCATTAAGGAGATGTCCTAGAGAGGTCATGCGAGCTCCTTGGTTGTATCGTATGGAATAATAGGTGTATTGCTATCAAAGGAAACAATATTACTATCCTCACGCTTCACCATGCTTGAAGGGATTACACTTCCACCAGATGCGCCACCGTTGGCATCACTCTGTACTTTCACTCTGTTGTATGCTTTGCGCCACTGGCTTTCCTCATCGAACTTAGTGTATGAGGTAGTTGAGATTTTCTCTGAAAGCTTATCTGATCCTGGCTGCCCTTGATAGATGATATCAGCAATGAGATATATGACAGCCCTATCATAATAAGCCGAGGATATAGCGTCAGTGGTTGCGTCAGCTTCCGCCCATTCCAAGAACTGATCGAATGATTCTAATGTGATAGTATCGGTTGCTGCGACTCCTACGGTATACGCGCCCATAGTTATTGTGCCGAGCATATCAGGAGTTGCAGTCATGATTATATATAAGCTTTCAAAAGTATTTAAGGCATTGTATGCCGAAAACTATATATGTAATCGGCACATAGTAGTAATTGTAGTAAGGCAATAAGGAGAGATTCAAAATGATGACAAATGTAAAATTCAACCATGAGACAGTAACCAGAATGGAAGACGCTGTATCTTATAACAAAGTAAGAGTTATTGAGTACAATATCACAATGGATGGGGAAGACATAACTAAAAAATGGTATTTAGGCATTCTTGATGATGAAACCGAAGATGCAATTGATGATATGATTGCAGCTCTCAGAAGCACACAGACACTCGACGTAGTTCCAGTGGGTCGCCTTCCTCATGTGAAAGAGGAATAATTGTAGAAAGTTAATAGGAGTTGACAAATAATGACACAAGTGATTGTTAAGAAAGTTGGATTTACGTATGTTGCAGAAGTTGGCAATGTTGTAGTTGGTCAAGGATGTTCAAAAGAACGATGTCAAGCGTTTGCTGATGAACTTAACAGAGACTCAATGAAGATGGAAGCAGTTGTAATTATGATGAGTTGGGTGCAATAATGCATCCTCGCCAATTATTCAGAGAACATGAAGGCAATTTCACCATGTACAGCAATATGAAGGCAGGCAAGAATTTAAGAATTGTTAAAGGGCACACCGCTAAGAATATGCATGTGCTATATTTCGATGCTGAATATAATCCAATAAAAGCACTTGAGAATAGGGATGGTGTGATCAAAGAGTATCCATTCCCTGAGAAATCGCGAATATTCTACGAAGTCGAGATGGATGTTGCAGATATTCTTAAACGAGAATTGGGGATTGCTGAGGGAGATAAGTATGAATAAGCAATGCAGCACATGTAAGCATTATAGTGTACGATGGGAGCAATGTCGCAAAGAACCCCCTCATTATATCGATTCGGATGGGTGGGGAATTTTTCCGATGATATTGCCAGATGCATGGTGTGGAGAATGGCATTACAAAGGAGATGGAAAGAGCAAAAGTACATACCCGAACTTCTCAGGAACCAGAGGGTAATAATGTCCCGCCCTGAGAT